AAATTTGTAGAGTGAGGAACAGCATCTTGTGGACTGTTCTTATCAAACCAAAGCTGACAGTAGTCACGCCCTACGTTTGACATTCGCAATGAGAAGTTGTTATCCCTCTTATCTACAAACTGCCGGAGTAAGGCAGCACGGACATCACTAACGACTTGTTCTACAACCTCCTCGCTAAGTGTACTATCGCCATGTCTGACCTTACTGAGATACTGGTGTATCTTTAACTCGGCAGGATGATGCATTACTCTACCTCTACGTCAACAAACTCTTCAACAATTTCAGCAAGCTCTGCATCAGGCTGTGCCTTAACATTGTCATTGAACTCCTTGACGATGTAGTCATTGTAGTTATCAATCCACGCATTGAAGTCAGCAAACAATACCTGATCAGTATCAACTAGATCAATTGTCCAGCCGAGTTCTAATGTTGCTGTAGGTAAATAGTACGATGCACCTGTAGGTAAAGACTGCTCATCGGAACCTAGAGTAATTGAATGCTGTGGCAGAATACGATTCTGCTTAGCCATCTGTGCAATAGGAGCACCTAATGTTTTAAATGCATCCTTGTTATCTACTTCCCAAATGAATGGAACAGACTCAACATCACCGAGTTCTTCACCCTTTGCATTGACTGCACCTTTCATGGTCACCTGACCAAACAGTACACGTACACGCTTGATGGATTTCAACAGTGTCTTAGTCTCAGCAGGCAGTGCAGCGTAGTCTTCAATCCAACCACTTGGTTTACCACAGTTAAATCCACCTGCATTGTCACGTAAGTCTTCCTTCAAATCCTTAGCCATGATAGTCTTGACATACTTGCCTTTGCTATCACCACTGCCTTGGATGTAACGCTTGTACATGAAGCGTTGATTAAACAAACGGATAGATACATCCGATGCATACACTGGGTCAAGGTTAGGACGATCCAGTACGTAGCTACCTGCAGCTACAACTTCTACCTTCTTCTTCTTACCATTGACAGTGCTCTCGCCCATAATGCCCTTGTGATCCAACTTCAATCGGGCTAGTGTGTTTTGTTTCTTAGGCACAGCAATATCTGCACCCATACCCATGGCTTGTGCCATTGCTGCAAAGTTACTATTGTTTACTAATGTAAGATCTGACATGATTACCTTTCTATATTTGATATTTACTTCTGCTTGATTCTTGTGCATCGTAGCTTAGCCGGTACTTCTTAACCTTCTGTACTAGTTGATGCACATTACTACTTCTTTCTACGACAACGCCATCGATACTGAATGTGAATTGTTTGCCGTCATGTTTGTATTCGAGTTTCATTGGTGAACCTCCTTTTGCTCTAGCCAATTATCCCCTATCTTTGCTTCAAGTGCAAGGGGAACATTGAAATTTATACTCCATTTGTTATTAATCAAACCTACTAGATCTGCCTGTACTGAATCGATTACATCCACTATCTGTTGGACCTCGTCAGGGTGTACGTCAATCACAATAGAATCGTGTACTGAATTAACCACACAGCTTTGGTATGATTTCAATCTCTTGTAGATCTCTACCAGTGCCAAAGGTACGATGTCAGCAGTAGCAAAGGATTGAACTGGGTAGTTCTTGATGGCAGTAAAGTGTGTCACTGTGCCATCCCTCTTACGCTTGACATCAGGGAATGAAAACTCCCTGTTGCTAGGGATTTTAATGTAGCCATAATTCAATGCTTGCTTAGCCAGTACACTGTGCCACCTTGCCACACCACTGTACTTCTCCATGAAGTGTGTGTAATAAGCAGCCTCAGATTGGGTACGACCATACCCAGTAGCACCATACAACGGGGCAAAGGTATGTGTCTTAGCTACCTGCCTAGATGTAGGCTGACCTGCATCCGTAATAACCTTAGCTGTGTACGAGTGCACATCAAACCCTTCCGATACTTCCTTCATGGCAACTGGATCTTGGGATAGGAATGCAGCTACACGAAACTCTAGCTGTGCAAAGTCAGCTTCCATAATCTTGCCACCACCAAAGCGAGATACAAACACACGCTTAACTGGGAACGTACCACTCCTTGGCATGTTTTGCATATTAGGATTAGCCCCACTGAACCTACCAGTAGATGTGATGTGTTGATTCAATCTAACGTGTAGCATTCCATCGGGTTTAATGAAGTCAGATATGCCACCTACAAAGTTATTCAGGTAGCTATCCAGTGCAGATAACCTACGCAACTTGCCTAAAAATTCAGCAGCATCATCCATACCCTTGGATGTAGCTACACGCTCTAGTGTCTCTAGATTATCTTTACCAGTACCAAAGCCATTGGCACTAGCCCACTTCACATTAGGTGCAGTGAACTTTAAACCTGCAACTTCTTTAGTTGGCTTGAACTCAAAGCCTACACCATTGCATGTACCACACTTAGTGGATTTCTTAAATGCATTACCATCCTTCTTAGTCCGGTGGAAGAACCCTTTACCACTACAGCTATGGCACTTCTCTGCCCGTGTCTTGTACACCATATCAAAGTGTCGCTTAACTGCATCCTTAAACTCAGTGTCTTTCATGTAGGGTGTGATGGCTGTAGCCCATGCATCTTTACTCCTTGGCTTACGACTGTATATGATCCACGATAACTGCTCTGGACTATTGAGATTGATTGGGGTATCACCCATCAACTTACGTACATGCTCTTGCAATAGCTTCTCAGTCTGTGCCTTCTCATTCTCAAACTCTACACGCACCTTATCCAGTGCATCTAGATCAACTCGTATGCCTGTCTGATATATCCGTGCCAATACAATGCACACCTCATTGGACATCTCTATCGTACTAGCTAAGCCCTGATCCTGTGGTGTCTGCAACTTACGCTGTATAGATTTGTAGATACCTTCAGTCGCACCCAAGTCATGCTCAAGATACATACTCAACTCTGCATGTGGGATATCACGAGTGCTGTACCCACGCTTGAAGTATTCCTTCATCGTGTCTTGCTTTAGTACCTCGCAGTTATGCCGGATAGCTACGGTGCCTAGGTCTAGTGGCATCTTAATACCACGCTGCAATACGTAGTCACCTAGCATGGTATCGAATACTTTACCATCGTACTTAAAGCCAGACTCCCAGAGCCACACTAAATCGTGACTGATATTGTGCCCAATTAAAAGTGTAGTCTTGTCTAGTAACTTCTGTACTGCAGTATGATTAGCCGGCACATCTTCTTGTACATCTGTGTGATCGAATGTATATACTTGGCATGGCTCATCCAAGGGTTTGCATCCAACCATCACGAGAGTATTGCCAGTCTCGAATGGGTCTAAGTGCTTACGTCCATCCCGATTACTAACTGTGTTCTCCACGTCAAGGGTTAGTATCATTTAATTTCTTCCTAAGATTATTAACTAACATTTCAAGCTGATCAATCGAGGCATCACTTTTAATTGTATTTGCCTTGTGAGAGATAACCCACACGTTACCTTTAACATAACCAAGATTAGAATCAATCCTATCTACAGATGGTGAACCATCACACAAATACCCAATCCCAAGCTCAAATGATATGCCTAGTAGGGGACACACTTCAGGTATCACGATGTCTTCCTTATCTAAGTTAAAGTCAAGACCTTTTAACTTTGCCCTAGATTTGCAGTTCCAATAAAGCTTAACAGCTGGGTTATTTTTATTGTAAGCATTCCTGTAAGCTGCTTTTTTTTTCATATATTCGGGATCTTTTTTTATCCCCAATGTACGTTCTTTCGTAGCCTTACATGAGTAGCAAGTCCTCTCCACGTATCTCTTAACCTCTCCTGTTTTAAGTCGAGCTTTAGATTTAGGAAACTTACTTTCATCTTTTTCTTGATTGCATACATGACAAGTTTTCATGGAAAATACCTCCTTATGCCATCAGTTATACCTATTAAGTTCACAGATGTCAAGAGGAGTATATCCCAGTGGTGTAATCAAACTCACAATGCACAATCCTGTGAATGCCGTTGATTTTATTCTTTACAATATTTAGATGGCGTTGACCGTCATCACCATCAGTAGAATCTTGCAATGGTGGGTTACGTGCAATCAAGATCATGAGATCTGTCTCACCTGCCAAGCCAGTCTTACTGCCCTCAATCATTGCCTGATTTAATACAATCTTACCTTCAGCCTCGGCACTTAACTGTGTGCAATACACGACTAGGCAGTTGTACATCTTACCTATATTGCGTGCGTATATAGCAGTAGCCTTGAGTGATTCGTGATCATTGGTACTTGAGCCAGCTTCAGCAAACTTACTGCCGATGTCCATCACGACAATGTCAGGCTTGTGCTTCTTGATAACTGACTCAGCCCACTTCATTGTCTTGCCAGTAGCATCGACAAACTTTAGGTTGTCCTTGATAGGATCATACACACGATGTGCTGTGTTCTTATCTGCCACGATCTGTGCCATAGTCATACCAGTAGCAGCAGTCATGTAACGTGATGCTACACGCTCAGGCTTCTCCTCATTACACAGGATTAAAATCTTAGCACCTTGGTGTGCCCATCCATGTGGTGCAGCACACAGCGTACTGTGGAAGCTTGACTTACCTACGTTACTACGTGCACCGATTACAAACAGCATGCCGTTGTCTAGTCCATTGACTGACTGGAACAGTGACTGGATATTAAATCTCCACTTGGTATTGGATGCAGATGTAGCCAACAGATTATCAATGCTATTGTCTACGTATGTAATACGAATCGATGGAGTGAAGTCATCTTGATATTGATTCAAGATATTGCGTAATGGTTCCATCGTAGTCTCATCACCATTGACATACGAGAATCCTAGGTTAGCTACCTCCTCACCGACTACCTGCCTGAACATATTGCTCAGCACTTCAGTAGCTACATCAGAACCCATGACATTCTCATGACGAATCTTATTGAACTGCAATTCGTATGAATGTTTCTGTGCTGTAGTTAGTGTGGGGTTTGCTGCAAAGAATAATGCTTGGACTTCATCGACAGTTAAATCTCTTTGGTACTGCTCCATCGCACTGTCTATGATGGATTTAATCTTACGGGTATCTTTGGTGAATAGCTTTTCAGGACATCTGTTACCTCTTGTCTCATCGTAGAAGTCCTTGTTCATAAGACTTCTAATCAGCGTGAGTTCCATTTACTCTCCTATAATTTGTTTCAACATTTCTATATCTTCTGGAGTTCGATACTTGATATCATCGTGTAGGTTAAGTGCCTTAGCATTAATACCACCGGCTCGTAACTCACGGGTAAACATCAAGGTCTTACTCATTGCGTCAGGATCTAATGCTACCACAACAGTGGGGTACTTGTAAAGCATATCCTTGTGTTCATCCAATAGTGCAGTGCCTAAGAGGGCGAAGCCTGTGCCACCTAACGTATCGACTACGGCTGCACTAATACAATCCTCTACGACTATAGCTACGCTTGAGTCACCTACGATATAGGGAAAACGTGCCTCACCATAGCGTCTCCACTTAGGCTGTGTCTCAGGATGACCGGCACGACCAGTGGCATCAGCTAACTTACCTTCATGTCGGATGGGGAATACTATTCGATCTTCACGAATGTCATAGCGTAGGTCTAGCCAGTGGGGATCTAATCCATACCTGCTACATAAAGTTTTTAGATACGGCTTCTCATAGTCCACAACGATCCACTCCGGTAGATTGAATTGGATAGGTAAGTCGCTGTGAAATACTTCCTCTCGCATCATCTTGTACAAATCACCTGCAGATAGGAGTGTGCGTGTAGCACCGGCTACATTACAGCTATTGGCATAGCAGTTCCACATTAACCTGCCATTGTCATTGATAGCTGTGAATGTTTTGTATCGCTTACATGCAGGGCAGTTACCCCTGTGCATCTGACCCAGAGATAAGTCTAGGTCCTGTACGTATCTACGCACATCAACTGTCATTTCTTACTGGCTTTCTTCTCGGTAGGTATCTTCTTGGATGCGACATGATCCTGCATTACAGATGCTGACAGTTCCTCTAATGCTTTAGTGTGCATTTCTATTACGTCTCTTACCATCCAGAGTGCACCACTAAGTGGATCATCAACAGTATCCACTGCTAGTATTTCTACTGTGTTTGCTAGATTCTCTAGCTTGTATTGAATGACATCGATTGAATTACTTATGTCCCAGTATCTGCTCATTGTATTTCCTTTCATTGTTAATCTTTTATTTGCGAATGCTTCAGCTTGTTCCAAGGAACATACCACATACTCATCCTTCATTTTCATGCTGTCTGCCCCTAAGTAAAGTGGTATTAAGTCTTCTTGTAAATCCGTATCGAAAGACTTGTATTGTTCCGGAGTATAAAACTCCATGTCATCTTTGTACGCTACAGGTTTATGCTTTGCTTTCAACTGCGACCCCATTGATGCCCACAATCTGGACACTTCCATGCTGTAGTTCTGTCTAACTCCATGTCGTATAACCCGATAGCCCTACCCCATTGTCCTTGGGTTCTATCTGCACCATACGATTTAGCACTCTTGTCTGCCTCTGCCTCTGAACCTGTTTTCTCAAAGAAGTGTTCCCATATAGAGCCACCATCTAAGTCAACATTACACTTTGGACAATACCCATGTTCATTTGATGCCATGATGTGCCTCGATTGCTCTAACGAATTGTACTACCCCAGCATGAGTATTAATGTATACATCTAAGGAGTCTAAGATTCTATCTAGTTCGTCCTCAGTCATAGGCTTTCTACCCAGTGCTTGAGTAATCTTATCTGCTAATGACTGTTCATCTAAATCTTTAGCTATCTTACGTGCTCTATCAAAGAACTCTTTTGTATCTTCCATATCATTCCTTACGTTAGTCATAACACTCATACTGTATCACCTGCCGTGTTAAAGCGGAGCTTAGCAGCATTTCTTGCACTTGTCAAGGTATTTTTCATGTAGGGTTTTACTGACTGGGGATTAGCGTGACCAGTAACTGCCATGATCTGGGGCATGGATACACCGGCATCAATCATCTCGACTGTGCCTGTCCTACGCATGTCCATAATCTGGTACTCCGTGGGTAACCCTGCTGCACGGATGATGCTCCTGCCTAATGCGGATAGTGCCTTCCTATCATACGGCTTGGCTATGATCCTATTGTCCTTACAGTAAGGTGCGATGTACTGCTGAAAGTCTACGTCAGCTTTCTGCTGTACCAACATCTCATGTAACTCATCCGTAGTGGGTAGTTCTACCCTAGCCCTACGCTTAGATTGTTGCAGGTACAATACTCTCTTATCAAAATCGTAGTTATCCCATGTCAGATTAGCCATATCACCTAGCCTCTGACACCACTCGTATGCCATCTGCACAATAAGACCCACGCTACGCCATCTAAAACGGCTGTAGGCTGTGTCCAAGAACAACTTGATATCCTCCCTCGTCCACACCACTTTGCGTGGCGTATGCCTGCGTTTAGATACCTTGCTGAACGGATTTATCTGGGCATACCCTAGCTGTATCGCATAGTTGTACAGCTTACTGACTACAGCATGGGTATGGTTGGCATATGGGACACCCCTTTCTGCCCATTTATTGTATGCAGTCTGGGCATTGGGGGTATCAATTGAATCGATATACATCTTGGATATATCCCTACTACGTACATGGGTACTTAGGAATGTCTGGATGCAATAGCGATAGTCTCTTTGGGTGGTTGGTGAGAGAACCCGATAGTCTAAGGATTGGTAGTACTCATCAATCACAGCTACCAGTTTCTTCTTAGCCATCAGTCTGCCTCCTTTTCCTCCTTGGATTCATTCTCGAATGTGCTCTCCATTAACTTGGTATTCCACTGGCGAATATAGTTTGAGTAGTCAGGTCCAAGCATGAAGTACGATAAGACTTCAGACAGTGCAGCCTGCCTACGGATTACATCTTCAACCGGGTCAAACATCTGACGTGATTGCTGCATGAGTGTAGTAACGCATGACTCGTATGCCTCTTTCAAAGTTGCGATAACTAACTTGTCGGTCTGCTCATCAGGTAATTCAAAAGTTACTTTCATTTCTATTTCCTTTCAGTGGTTAAGTGGACATCAGTGCTACAGTTAAAATAAATAAAACAACAACAGTATAAATACGGGTAGTCCAGTACTCCCTGTTTATAATTCTAGGATCGTGGATCAGGTAACTCTGTAGTTCAAGCATGTCTACATCCTGCTCAATGTACTTAGGTCTTAGTGGATTCAGATAGTACTCTGAACCAATCTTAATCTTGCCGTTGTTATAAGGTACGTTCATAGCTTGTTCTTCTCCTTAATAATATTCTCAATGTCCCGTGCAAAATCAAAGATGTCTTGTCCCTTACGGCATGACTCGATGTCATCATCTGTAAGGGGTATGTATTCTTCCTTGGGTGCTACGATTACTTTCCTACGCTCAAGCTTAGGT